ACTTATATTTACAAATGCAAAAATACTCATTCCTTTTCAAAATCCATCAATTAGCTTGAAGAAAATCTGATTTTTGCATTCTTTTTAACCTTTTTGCAAGGAAGGAAGAACTCAAAAGTAACAAAAAAGCGACCCGAAGGTCGCTCGTTATAAAGAGAAGGATTTACTTATCCTTCTTGGTCTTAGTTCTCTGAGATACTGGAGATTCCTCCTTCTCTTCTACTTCATAGAACTTGGTTGCCACGAGTATTACTCGGCTATGCTTGACACCTTCTGCATCCTGCCATTCCTCTGGCTTGAAGTAGCCCTCTACAGTAAGGAGTGCTCCCTTGACCAAGCGGTCGAATGACGAGGTGTTCTCGTTCTTGCGCCATGCCTCTACATTCATGAAGGCTGAGGTGCGTGTGTTTTCTTCACCGTTCTTCTCGATTCGGCTGATAGCCAGTGAGAAGCGAGCTACGCTTGCGGTTGAGAACTGATGGATGCTTGCATCCTTACCTACGAAACCTGTTACTGCGAAAGTATTTTCCATCTTTTTCATAATTTGAATTTTTAGAAGTGAAACATTTATTTTTACGATGCCCCCAAAGTTGGCAAGGAAAACATGAGAAGCAAGGAATTATCAAATTATTTCACCTTCAGGCAATAAAAGTTTTATGGATGAGTATCAGACGAAAAAGTTTTTGAAATAATTCTGAGAATAGGGCATCTGGTACTTGCTGCAATGTGGCTTGTACTAACTTCGCAGCGGAAAAACTAAGTGTGGGAACTTCGTTCAAAAAATTCAAATCGAAAAGGTGACAAGAAAATACAGCAGAGGTTGGAGCAAAGGATGGCTATACATTAAAAGTCAAGCAAGAGGTAATGCTCCAAGAATAGCAAGCCCAAAGAAAGACACGAAAACCACACCTCATTTAAGAATGTGGCAACACGGAACGATGGAATATACCAATGAGTGCCAGAGGAAGCAACTGTATGCAGAGGTTTGCAGTAGGAAGAACATGATGCAAAGGACAAGCATTACCAATCCATGGCTATAAGAGAAGCAGAATAGATGGAACCAAAATCTATAGGAACAAGAAGTATATGTCAATCTGTAAACGAGCAACTTAGCGGTCGTGTGTTTTAAAAAACATATATATGTATGATACGCCCACGTTTTATGTGCTCTTCACAAAAATAGAGGAAAGACATTTGACTTATAAGTGGTAACTTCCAAGGAGAAACCTTGCTGTACTCTCAGAGAAAAGCCACCATCAGGTAATTCCTAATGGTGGCATCCAAGTTTTATGATATATTTATCGAGAGATAAAGTCATAATTTACATAGACAAAATCCTTGTTCACCGGCATAATACTTATTGCCGTTGATTTGTCCGTTGTCGAAAACAAATAAACTCCGGATTGTTCTGAAACAAGCTCATAGCTCTGCTGCAATGAACGAAGGATTGCGTCCATTTTTGAAATAGGTTCTGTGTCAATGACAGAGTAAAGCGCCCTGTCAAGAGAGAAACTATAGACAATACCTGCTCCCGTTCTCTTATCAGAATAGACGAGCTGCACACATCCTGCCGACACTTGTTCGGTCATTGTGAAATGGCTTATTCGAGAAGCCATGTAACTTTTCACCTCTTCAACGGATGCACCTTTAATGTGAAATGGCTCAATCCATATTTCTGCGGTTGGTTCCTGGTTCTCGATGTCCTCTACAAGGTCATCACCACCGCATGAGGTGAATACTAAAGGAGTTGCCATCAGCATGAGAAGGATGGCGATTGAAAGATACTTTTTCATTTTCATGTCGTTCTATTTTTGATAATACTTATATGTTGTTTTTATATACATGCATTCACGTCCACGTGTGTACATGTATCAATGTGTATATGTATCAACGTATTCATGTATACATGGCTACACGTACACATTTTCACATAACATCCTTGATGTCTTTTGTTCTGATTTTCTTGACTTTACCATACTTCGACTCATAAGCATCAACACCTTGTTTCATAACGTATTCCATAAAGGAACGGATAGTGAAACCTTCCTTGTGGGCAATGGCTTGAACCTTGACCACAAGTTCAGTTGAACAGATGAAGGAGAAGTGCTGCCATTGGTCTTCTTTGGGAAATGCCTTATTGTTTTTAGGACTTTGGGGAGCATTCTGTTTCTCCTTGAAAGTCACATCTGTCTTGTCATTTTTCTCCTGTGGCTGGATGGTCGTATCACCAAGGATATTACCAACCAAGATGTCCATATTCTTCCGTGCCATAGTTATCATTGATTACGTGAAATTATCTCTTCTGTCAATGTCTGATAGTCCTTTGCTCCATTTGAGTGAGGGTCGTACTCAAAGATGCTTTGACCGCTACCTGCCGACTCTGCCAGAGCAATGTTCTCACGAATGCGAGTCTTCATAGTGATAGCCTCGTAACGAGACTTCACGGCTTGCTCTACCACCTTGTTCAATTTACGATGGTTGAATCTTGCAATAAACACGCCACCAAGCCGTAGGTTGGGCTTTACTCTCTGCAGTGTGGAAACGAAGGCATCAAGCATCCTCATACCTTTCAACGGAAGAAATTCGGGAGTCATAGGTACAATGATTTCGTCAGCTGCGAGGAAAGCATTGGTAGTGACTATTCCTAATGATGGGGGACAATCTATGAGAATGTAGTCATAGTTCTGCTTTATTGGTTCAAGCAGTTTGCTTAGCAACTGTTCTCTTGCCAGAAGATTGGTCAAGGCTATTTCTGCACTTGCCATTTCAAGGGATGAAGGAATAAGGTCAAGATTTTCTCTGACGTGCTTCACTGGCAAGGGTGCACCATCGACCAAAGAGTCAAAGATGCTTGCGTCAATTTCATTCTCATTGGGGATGAAATACAATGTAAGATTTGCTTGACCATCAAGGTCTATAAGCAGAACTTTTTTCCCCATGCGTGCCATACAAGCCCCGATAGAGGCTGTGGAAGTCGTCTTTGATACGCCTCCCTTATGATTGGCAAATGTAATAATTCTCAATGACATAATAATTTTCTTTTTGTATATATGTATTAACGTATTCATGTCAACATGTATTCGTGTGTACATGTATTCATGTCTACACGTGTTCTTGTATCAACGTTTACAAAATTCTGCGTAGATTACGAGAGTCCCTAATGCTCCTCCTAACAACTAAATATGTCAGGAGAAGCGTCAGGATTTGAATGTCCATTTACTCAAAAGTGAAAGTACGGATGTAGAAATATGTCTCATCGTTTTCGTACTCATACTCATTGATAAAGTCCATCATCTGTTCATTGGTTCGTTCACCTTGCTCTATGCCGGTCTTTGAAGTCCATTCCTTTATTGCTTCCTCGATTGTGCCATAAACATCATCACAACATTCCTCGAATGGTTTGCCCGATGCGCTGACACAACATTCTTCGGGAAAGTAATTGCCCTCATCATGTGTGTAATAGACCTCACATCCACACTCGCAGCAACGATAAGATATACTCAACTCACTGCCAAGAAGTCTGTCAATCTCAAAGAAGATGTCATTACAGGCATCCCATGCTGTTTCCGTCTCAAAAGAAAGCAGACATACGTCTTCGTCTTCCTCATACTCAGCCCAATAGATATGACCTCTGACGCAGATTTGTTTTGCTTCATAGTCAATACTATAATGCTTTGCAAGGTCACTCAACCAAATGTTCTTGTTATTAACCTCCATGCTTTGAAAGGTGTTCCAAAGGTTGTTTACTGCCTTACGTGTTCCTGTGACCTTGTAGGTCGTTGTTGCTTGATTTGCCATAATCTTGTACTTTATTGATTACCATTCTGTATAATAACTCTGGTCGTTGTTCTCGCATTCCTCATTCCATTCTTCATCGGTGAAGTCGGTATGCAAGCAGTCTTTACTGCAATAGTAGGCTACACCCATATCCACGCAATACCCCTCACGCATCAGTTTGGCACATTCAGAGCATCTTCTGCAAGTTCTGTCAGTGTTCCACCAATAGTCCACAAAAGACTCTGCTACAACGTCTTCGCTTGTGTTCTCATCCCACTTGTCAAGATAGAATGTAGCGAACTTGTACAACTCCTGCTCATTGAAGAGTTGCTTGTCTGTGCCACTCACTGCCTCAGTCAGTCGGCTCAAAATAGATTGAATTGTTGTCATGCGATATTTTTTTCTCCCTTTCGTAGATTTCTTCTACTTCTGGGATGGTTAAACAAATTTGTTGCCCTCTAAAGGTGCTTTGGTCAAATGGAGCAAGGTTATGTGGTCAAATACTACCCGTAGGTGTGGAGATTTTACCATCATACACAAGTGCCTGACCTTGATCAGATGAAGACAAAGCTATTACCTTTGCAACATCATTTGTTACCACCACAGAAATAGAGAAATACATGCAATGCTATTTCTTTTCAAGGAGGAAATCATTTAAGTCATTATAACTTTGGTATCTATATGACTCATCTATGGAAATACCGGGGTAAGCCTTTGCTATTTCCTTTGTTGCTGTTCTGCCAGCTTCATCATTATCAAGAAAACAATGGATAGAGTCATATTCTTTAAGATAGGGCAAAAGCACTCTTACTTCGCCAACACCGTTAAGGACAAAGAAGTCGCATTGTTCTATAACAGTAACACCATTGTCAGGTATTCGAGCATACAGAGTCATGTATGCCAACATATCAAAGAATCCCTCAAAAATACAGCATCGTTTCTGAGGAACTTCCTTCGGATAGATGGCTGAAATACTCTTTTTACCTATACAACGTTTGCTTAGTTTATTTCGAGCTTCCATGCCATTGGCAACATTCATGAAGGCAATAGCATAGTATCGTTTGCCCCGAAAGGAATAATGAACCTCTCTGCAATACTTTTGAGCTATGGTAAAATCTATACGTCTCTGGATTATATAGTCACGAAGTATTGGATGAGTGAGAGGGCTTATCTTGTCAACAACCGTTTCATGGTTGTGGCTATCCTGATATTCGCTACGCTTACCTTCAAACCATTGACGTTTCTTTTCTTCCTCCAGTATTCTGGCATTATAATCCTCATTGAATTGAAGTTTTTTCTCTTTGATTTGCTTTTCGAGATAGCCTAAGACCTCATGCATCGTCCATGACGGATTAAGTTGCTCTACAAGGTTTATCAGATTGCCACCTCTGCCTGTACCGAAGTCATACCAAAGATTATCCTTGGTATTGACTACGAATGAAGGTGTTTTCTCTATGCGCAATGGTGAACAATAGAACACATTCTTGCCCTTAATGGAACCTGTTCCATAATTGTTCTCCTTCATCCAATTATAGATACTAACAGACTTTATTTCTTCTATTGTCATGTTCATTATAGATTAAATGCGCCCACGTGTGCGTGCGTGTGCGCGTAGGTGTATATATATACCCTTTAAACTTAAACCTTAAACTTGCCTTGCTTTGCTTGTTTCTGGTTTCTTGAAACACTCTGATTTATAGACATATCCATCTTTCTCTCTAACGATAATGCCTTTACCAGTTAGAAGTTTAAGGAGGTCCTTAATACCATTGATACCTCGCTTGTAACCAGCGGCTTCGTATGCTTGCGAAACGGAGTTGACCAAGTCGTTGTATCGTGTAGGGGAATTTTTCTCAAACACTTTGCTCAAAATCTCCTGATGTATCTCATTGTCAAGGCTGACAAGTGACTTCTCCTGACGCTTCACGACGGTAACAGAAATGCCAGAGTCAAGAACAGGAAGTTTATTGTCATCAATATGAAAAGCAAATGTGCTGAACTCCTTATCTCGCATGTGCATTGGTTTAACCTCACTGATGCTGTTGTTCTGCATATTCTTGCTAATAATAAGAACCGTCTCAGCTTTGTTTTCCAATTCAGTACCTATATGACCACGAGGATTATTATCGTTCTTGTTCAAATGAAGGACTGTATGGATGTGTAGATCATATACACTTGTCCAGGCCATTAAGACAGTCATCACATCAGTTGCTTCCTTGCCGTTATTGATGTCATACATGAGGTCTCTCAGACCATCGATGATGACCAAACCTACTTCATCGTATTTACGCAAAGCATAATCAATAAGGGCTATTCGCAGTTTGGGAGTATATTCACGCAGTCCCCAGAACATAAGGCGAGGATCATCTTTTTTGAACGATAGTCCAGACAACTTATAAATACGTTCCAGGACTGTGTGACAGTGATATTTACTCTGCTCCGTATCGAAATATAAAATCTTCCGTTTGCCTTCTGGAAGACACGCTCTGTAGTTCAATACCGTAGTGTTGGTAACAGCAGCGGCTACCATGGCAGAGATATTGAAGGTTTTCTTGCTCTTTGCTTTGCCGGTAGATGCACTAAAGTTTCCAAAGGTTGCAATGGTACAATCACCGACGAAAAGAATTTTAGGCGGTATAGTAACTTTGTCTGTTGCTTTGATTTCACCTTTTGAAAGATAGGAATCGAGTTCTTCGTCGCTGAAATTGTCCTTGTCAAGCATAGACACTTCAAGCGATTGGTGTTCAAATGAGGTCTTTTGATTGTCAATGCCCATCTTATTAGTTCTTTTTTCCATTCTGCTTATTCTTTTTTATATCTGTTCTAACATCTTTGACAGAAATCGCACATCTGGCAAGAAGTTCTACAAGGCGCGAGTCTGGCAGATTCACGCCGTCAATGCTATTCTTTTTCGTTTTCTTCATAATTAGTGGAATCATTAGATATTGTTTTAGAAGAACTTTTGATTATTTCAGAGCTTAGCAAGTTGCTCTTTTTAATCCACTCAATCAGTTCCTTCTTTTCAAAGAATATCATCTTGCCACGTGGCTTGAAATGCGGAATCTCACCACTGCATGTGAGTTTGTACAGAAGACTCTGTGAGATGTCAAGGTACTGGCAAACCTCCTTCATATTTAGTATGTCCTTTGTCGTATAAAGAGTTTCCTCAATGGATTTGAGTCGCTCATTGATAACTTCAGGTTCCACAGTTGTCAATTCCTTAACCTGCATTTCCAAGAGCTCAATGCGTTTAGCCAAGAGCTCGTATTCTGTTTTCTTTTTTGCCATCTACATATGGATTTGAAATTAGACATTGAGGGAGCTACCCCCATTATTGAACCGATTCATTTGCAAAGGTAGAGGAGGTTAGTCACTATAAGGAACAATGATGCTATATAGGAATGATTGTTTCGCTATTATATAGTTATGTTCCTTTCATTTGGTAGTCTTTATTGACAGATTTAGCACATTCTTGCAATTAGCGGTCTTATATCTGATTAGATAGAGTGTGGTGTTATACCAAAACATGACGGTTTGTACTATTTAGGCGTTTAGACCGCACTTTTTTAGAATATTTTCACTAACTTTGCACCATGATTAAGAGAGCAATATTCTATGGAACAAGCCAGGACAAGTTCAATAAGCACTTCACCAGTGATGATGATTGCTTCAAATACTTGTCTGAAATCAAATGGAAAGATGACACTTTTGTATGTACAAGGTGTGGCAATACTCATTATTGCAAAGGTCATCTGCCTTTTTCAAGACGTTGTACAAAATGCAAGCATGACGAAAGTCCGACTGCAGGTACAGTGTTTGATAAATTAAAGTTCTCTCTTAATACAGCTTTTCACATTGCCTTTAATCTATGTACATCAGAAAATGGTGTAACATCAACTGCCTTATCTATAAAATATGGATTAAGACAAAAAACTGTCTGGGATTTCAAACGGAAGATACAACATGCTATGGGCTATATCGAGGATAAACCTCTTGAAGGTATGATTCTCGTTGGCACCTTTGAGATAAGAGATTCAAAATGTTCACCAAAAGGCGATTTGGTGATTATCGGCATGGAAATCCTTAGTGGGAAGATAGCAGGTCACGAATATGCCTATGTCGTTGACAGTGCATCACCGGACTCTATTAGAGATTTTTTCAAAAAACACATCAGTAGAAATAGCCAAATCATAGTCGGTAAAGAGAGTAGATGCGAGCAATATGCAGATGAATATTCAGATAGGACAGCTACAAGATTAGAATATTCAGCTCTCATGGACAAACATGTATCAAATCTAAAGAAGTGGTTGTTTGGAGTACATCGTCACTGTTCTGCTGAATACATTCAAGACTATCTGAATGAATACTACTTCCGACTTAATGGACATAGGGATAACACTGTATTGTTTGATACACTCATGAATTTAATTGTAAAGAATAAGCCATTGCATTAAATGACACCATTCTTGATCAGCCCGTACATTTCTCGAAATTCAAAAAATCGCATAGACGTTCCTATGCGATTTAACTCATTATATTTTATCACATTATAAATTTAACAAAAAGAAAATGAAACGGTTAACAAAAACGCCCGTTTTCTCTCTTTTTGTGCCCATGTTGCGTAAACTGCGCAAAAAAAACAGAGAATGAATTGCCAAAAGATGAACTTTGGCAACTTTATTGTGCTGCCTACGAGCAGTACCAGTCTGAAATCATCAATGGTGAGAAGTCATATTCTCGCTATGTGAATGATTTCTATTACTATCATCTTCCTGCGATGAATATGAGCGAATCAGATGCAAGGGTTCATATTATGAATGTCTGCGGTCTGAAAGAGCTTCTTGAAAATCGTCGTGATCTCGTTGATGCTTTTTTCTCAAAAGATAAGTTTGAGGAAAAAGATTATCAGCAGATGTTCCATCTGTTTGATTCTGGCCAAAGCCTTACTCCAGATGAAGACTGTCTCGCACGATTTTCAGACAAGCAGATTTGCCTCATTACACAGTTTGCAAATGATGTGAGTCTCTTTAAAAATGCCGTGACTGATTCTGACATCAAGGATCTGTTCAAGTGTCAACTCACAAAACCTCTCCAGGCTGGCATTAACAGACACGTAGCATTGTTCTTCGGTGCTCTTCGTTCCTATGGATTATTGCCTTTCCGATGGCAGATGATAATTGAGAAGAACAAACTCATTGCTTCGTCAGCTAATAACGAACCACTACGTGCAAGCCAGTTGCGTTGTGGTCTGTCTCAGGCCAAAAATGTGAAGCTTGCAAAGATGAAGTCATCCAACTACAAGATTGAAGACTTGGGATTCGAAACCGTATGTGAGAATTTCGTCAAGAAACTGAAAGAAAGTATGTAAAATGCAAGAAATCCAACCAACAACAAGTAGGGAAGATATATAATGAATATATAACAAGCCCTATATAGTTGGCTTTTCTACGCATCCAAGTTAAAGGAGTTACCTTTGCATTCGAATCGGTTCGAATACGGAGGTAGCTCCTCTTTTTGAAAACAATAATCATAAGAAATACAGACAATGGACAATAATACAGAATGCCATTTCATTGATAAAACTGTCACATTCGACCAGTTTGTCAACGAACTAGCGACAATGATTGCTTTAAGGATTCATCAGGTTGAAAAAGGCCAGCTTGAAATCAGCCAAGCAAAAGCGTTCAAAATGTATGGACGTGCAGATGTTGAAAGATGGATAAAGAGCGGCAAGTTAAAGCCTTCCAGAATATCACCTGGCAAGAAACGATATAAGCTGACAGATTTGCAGAAACTTGCGAATATTCAACAAAACTATCTCTTGTAAGCGTATAAAAAAACGAAAAAGCTCAGATGTGACTTTATGCCATATTTGGGCTTTTTCGTTGTTGTTAAGCGTAGTGACTATCAAACAAGACGCTGATACATCTGTGTTAGTTCCTTGTCAATATTAGTAATCTTGAACTGAACACGGGTGTTGCTGATTTTTTTAGGAAGCATTGTCGTCAATTTATCCATGATTTGATCAACGTTAGAGAAACCGGTATCTTCGATGGCACAAACCATTTTGCCCATAACGTATGCTTCTGCACGAACATTATTATATTTGGATATTCTCTCAAAAGACTTATCCTCTTTTTCGATGTGCTTGGACTCATTATCTGTAAAGAAGACGAAATCTATAACCTTTTCATTAAGAATCCATACAGGAGTGTAGTCTATCTTGACATAGACTCTTGCCATTCTGTTTATGGAGTGGTTAAGACCGAAATCAACCTCATTCATAGTTGCGCCACATTCATTTTGCGCTATGGTAGCCCAACTATGACGGAACGCATACAATGATGCTCTGAATCCCGGTTCTACTTTCTCCCAAACCTGTTTGATTCCAGTGTTTACATTTGCGCAAAAGGAATCTGATGTTGACAGGCGATCATGAAAATTAAATAGCCATGGAGAATCAGCCTTCTTAGAGAGGTACTTCTCAAAGGTTGGTTTCAAAAAGGGTGGTACACGCACTTCAAAGTAACCACGGTCTGAACGTACAGATCTTGTTTTCTGACGCTCATAGTGGAAGATGCCATTATTATACTGATCCTTCTTCGCATTAAAGATGTCCACGGCATTAAGACCACACATACAGAAGGAAATCAATGCAACATCCTGTCCAACCTCCATCAAAGGGTTGGTAAATCGGCTTCTATCTGGTACGATATTAAAGAACGCACGCAGCTTGCTTGCTGGGATAGCTCGTTTCTCAGGAACATCACTCTTGGGAATTCTAACGTTTTTCCAAGGGTTCTTCAATTTTACGATTCCACGCTCCTCGTCATTAAACTCTCGAATAGCGGCTTTATACACCTCTCTCATACAAACTGGATATTGTTCCTTGCTACGAGTGGTGGTTGATAAAGACTCTATCCACTGGTTAAGAAAAGAAGATGTAAGGCGAGAGAACATTATGTTATCTGTTCCTGCAAATCTCTCCATATGCTGCAATGCCCACTTATAGTTACGAGAAGTGCGTTCCTGACCACGGTCTATCAACTTCCAGATATGATCCTTAGCATATTCTGAAAAGGACATGTCAGTGTTAAACTCCGTAACATATTTGACGATCTCGCCAACAGACCAGTTGCTTGAATCTACTTGATTAAGCTGGGTGTAATAATTTTCAATCAAGAGAGAAGTCTGTTTAATAACAAACGGATCAATAATTTCTTTCCGTTCGTTGATACCATTGTCATTAACCATCCAAGAAGTTTTCACATAAGAAACTTGTTTTACTTGGGTAAAGCGGATGTATACTGGGTAAAGTCCGCTTTTGTTTCTAAATCTAACTGTAGCTTTTAAAATTGCCATACTTTTGAAATTAGTGAATGTCTATATTCTTTATAGTTCTCGATTTTACAGTACATTTTTTATTGTAAACCAGCCTCCAGAAAATTGTAAACTACTTGTAAACCGAAGGCATCATGGACTGCTTTTATTACGTGCAGAACGTGTTGAAAAGAATAAAGGCAAGCACCTGATTTTCAAGTGCTTGCCTCGTATTTCACTAATTTTCAGCATTCAAGGTTTATTCCTCTACAGCAGCCTGCGCAGCTGCGAGACGTGCGATTGGCACGCGGAATGGAGAGCAGCTTACGTAGTTGAGACCTACTCTATGGCAGAACTTGACTGATGAAGGCTCACCACCATGCTCACCGCAGATACCGCATGTAAGGTTTGGACGGGTCTTACGGCCATTGTCGACTGCCATCTCTATCAACTGACCGACACCTGTCTGGTCGAGCACCTGGAATGGGTCTACGTTCAGAATCTTCTTGTCCAGATATACTGGCAGGAAGCTTGCGATGTCGTCGCGGCTGTAGCCGAAAGTCATCTGAGTGAGGTCGTTTGTACCGAAGCTAAAGTATTCAGCCTTCTTTGCGATGTAACCAGCCGTAAGGGCTGCACGAGGAATTTCGATCATCGTGCCGACCTTGAATTCAACTTCAACACCAGCCTCCTCGAAAATCTTATTGGCTGTAGAGCGGATAACTTGCTCCTGCATGTCGAACTCGTTGACGATACCAATGAGCGGCACCATGATTTCCGGCTCCGGATTGAAGCCTTCCTTCTTCAGCTGCACGGCAGCACCGAGGATTGCTTTTGTCTGCATCTCTGTGATCTCTGGATATGTGTTTCCGAGACGGCAGCCGCGGTGTCCGAGCATAGGGTTATGCTCGCTCAGACTGTCAACGCGCTTCTGAATCTCTGCTACGGTAAGACCCATCTCCTCTGCCATTGTCTGCTGACCTGCGAGATCGTGTGGCACGAACTCATGCAATGGTGGGTCGAGCAAGCGGATGTTTACATGGCATCCGTCCATGGCCTTGAGGATTCCGTAGAAGTCCTTAGTCTGATAAGGCAGCAGCTTCTCGAGCGCCTTCTTGCGTCCTTCTACTGTGTCGGAGAGAATCATTTCACGCATTGCCTTGATCTTCTCGTTGTCGAAGAACATGTGTTCTGTACGGCATAGTCCGATACCTACGGCTCCGAAGTTGCGTGCAACCTGGGCGTCGTGTGGTGTGTCTGCATTGGTACGAACCACGAGTCTCGTATATTTGTCGCAAAGCTTCATGAGGTCGGCGAAATCACCTGTCACCTCTGCTGGCTTTGTCTTCACCTCGCCGAAATATATTTCACCTGTAGAACCGTTGAGCGAGATGTAGTCGCCCTCCTTGAGTGTGACGCCGTCGATTTCTACAGTTCTTGCCTTATAGTCAACGTTCAACGCACCGGCACCTGAAACACAGCATTTACCCATACCTCGGGCCACAACGGCTGCGTGTGATGTCATACCGCCACGTGCGGTTACAATACCCTCTGCGGCAGCCATACCTGCAAGGTCTTCCGGACTTGTCTCGATGCGCACCATTATGACGCGGCGACCAGCCTCATGCCATTTTTCTGCGTCGTCGGCAAAGAATACAATCTGTCCGCATGCTGCACCTGGAGATGCAGGAAGACCGCGTGTGAGGACCTTGGCTTTCTTCTGAGCGTCTTTGTCGAATACGGGGTGTAGGAGCTCGTCAAGTTTGTTTGGCTCACAACGCTTGAGTGCTGTCTTCTCGTCGATCTCGCCCTCGTGGAGCAGGTCCATGGCTATCTTTACCATTGCGGTACCTGTGCGCTTTCCGTTACGTGTCTGCAGAAACCACAGTTTGCCCTCCTGTACGGTGAACTCCATATCCTGCATATCGTGATAGTGCTTCTCTAGCTTTTGCTGCAGAGCGTCCAGCTGAGCGAAGATTTCCGGCATGGCCTCTTCCATTGAAGGATACTTGGTTGCACGCTCCTCTTCTGGTATCTGCTGCTGCTCAGCCCAACGCTGTGAGCCGAGCTTTGTGATCTGCTGTGGTGTGCGGATACCTGCCACCACATCCTCGCCCTGTGCGTTTACGAGGTATTCACCGTTGAACACGTTCTCACCAGTCGCGGCGTCGCGGCTGAAGCAAACACCCGTTGCCGATGTGTTGCCCATGTTTCCGAATACCATAGCCATTACAGAAACGGCTGTTCCCCACTCTGCCGGGATTCCTTCCATCTTTCTGTAGAGGATGGCACGCTCGTTCATCCAACTGTCGAACACGGCGCAGATGGCGCCCCAGAGCTGGTCCATAGGATCTGTAGGGAAGTCCTTGCCGGTCTGCTCCTTAATGGCTTTCTTGAAGAGGTCTACGAGCTGCTTGAGCTCGTCTACTGTCATTTCGTTGTCGAGAGAGATTCCGCGCTGTGCCTTCACTTTCTCTATGATGGCCTCAAACGGATCGATGGCTTCCTTGTTTACTGGCTTCATTCCGAGCACCACGTCTCCGTACATCTGCACGAAGCGGCGGTAGCTGTCGTATGCAAAACGCTCGTTGCCGGTCTTCTTTGCCAATCCCCTCACCACTTCGTCGTTGAGACCGAGGTTGAGGATTGTGTCCATCATGCCTGGCATTGAAGCTCTTGCCCCTGAACGCACGCTGACGAGCAATGGATTCTCAATGTCGCCGAACTTGCTGTTCATCAGTCCTTCTATATGGTGTACCGAAGCGATTACCTCATCTCTGAGGAGACTTACTACGGTTTCCTTTCCTTTCTCGAAGTATTCATTACAAACGTCTGTAGTGATAGTGAATCCTGGAGGTACTGGTACGCCGATAAGGTTCATTTCCGCCAAGTTGGCACCCTTACCTCCGAGCAGGTTTCTCATGTCTGCCTTACCTTCAGCCTTGCCATTGCCGAAGGTATAAACTCTTTTTTCGCTCATAGTTTAATAAAAATTACGTGTATTTAGTTAGAATTATTCTCCGTTTTTCTGAATTATTTTTCTTAGTTCTTTAGAATTATGGTTCAGTTTTATTGGAAATATGTTTCCTTTGTTCTGCAAAAATAATAAATTAGGGAATAAAATGCAACATTTCAAACAAAATCTTAACATTTGTGCATGTTTTAATTTTTCAAAAAATGATTTATATCAAAATACTCCTTATGTTTATGGCCATTTTGCAAACTCTACTTTATAAATATCAAAGGAACTTTGCTCCTCGTGTCAACACGAACTTCACCTTCTTTCCCTTCATGGCCTCAGGCTTTTTCCATTCTCCTCCCGACACGGCGATTGTGACTTTCCTGCCTTTTGGAGCGCTTGCCACCGCAGACTCGAGGTCGTCAAATTGTCCGCTGCCGTTTTTCGACACATAAATGTCATAGTATACGTGATGTTTTGCCAGCTCGGCCACTTGTCTGCAAAGGGCGTCGGCGAGCAATCCTGCAACCTTGTTGGCGCCAAAGATGTTATAGTGTGTGTTGTCTTGCCTTCCGTCTGGCAGCGATGGAGTTTCTCCCGGCTTGAATATCATGTGCAGTTTCTTGGAACCTTCTTTTCCCATCGACTGTTCCAAATCGTGTGTAATCTTGTTTGCGTCAACGAAGACTACACCCATTTCCTTGGCCACGCGCCTTGGCGAGACGAGATATTCACCGTGGGTGTCTATCAGGGTGTCGCCCTCGGCGAGTTGTTTTGAGGAGTTGTCACGCAGGTCATCGTCGGCAACGGCCGTCTTTGAGTCGCTGAAGTTGCGGCGCACCACGCTGTTCATGAGTATCGGCGTGGCGCCCTTTTCTCTTGCTTCCCTTACAAAGCGTCTGAGGTTGGCGTCGAAGGTGGTTCCTGGTGTGGTGTGGCGAGCCGAGTCAGATTTCTCGTCGTTGTGGCCGAACTGTATTATGAGGTAGTCGCCGGGCATTATCCTGTCGAGCACAGCTTTCCATCTGCCTTCGTTGATGAAGCTCTTCGATGAGCGTCCGTTCACGGCGTGGTTGTCCACGATGATGCCGTCGTCGAAATAGTTCTGCAGCATCATTCCCCACCCTCTCTCTTGCTTGTCTCCGCTGATGTCTTTGTTAGCCATCGTTGAGTCTCCTATCATGAAGATTGTCTTTGTCTTGTCTGCCCTGAACGACGAGATGGCAAGCACTGCAAGGACCATTGTCAGAATCGTGTGCAATGGAGTTGCCAGGTCTGCAATCGATTTTTTAATTTTCATTTTTTTTATGTTATAAATGTATTTGTTTTGGTATTTGAAATTGTGAATTGCCTCGTAACGGATAGTGAATGGAGTACTGGCATCCTGATGGAATGCCATGATGACAGATGCCGGATAGGTTTTCGGAAATCGTACAATACAAAATATATAATATATATGGTGGCGATTATGCAATAAATTATATTATGATGGTCTTCAAAAAATCCAGGCACTATAATTACTCTACGGTCTTAATCGAAAAAGTGCCGACAGAAACTACTTACTGCCGGCACTCGATATAAGTATTATCCCTTCACAATTTCTATCAGTTGTTCTGGTGTTACTTGTTTCTGCTCTCCTGTTTCCATATTCTTGAGCGTCACCACTCCTTTCTGTATCTCGTCGTCGCCGGCGAGAGCCACATATGGTATGGCGTTGGCATTGGCGTATGCCATCTGCTTTTTCATCTTCGCTGCATCAGGGAACATCTCCGTGCGTATTCCGTTCTGTCTGGCTTTGGCAACGACAGGAAGACAATAGCAGGTTTCTTTCTCTCCAAAATTTATGAAGAGCAGTTGGGTGTCGGTCGTTATCTCCTTTGGATAGAGGTCAAGAGTGTTAAGCACATCATATATTCTGTCGGCTCCGAATGAAATTCCCACTCCACTTATTCCTGGCATTCCGAAGATTCCTGTGAGATTGTCGTAGCGTCCTCCGCCTGTGATGCTTCCCATTGGAGTGTCCAACGCCTTGACCTCAAAGATTGCCCCTGTGTAATAGTTGAGTCCACGAGCCAACGTGAGGTCGAGCTGAAGTTCGTTTTTCAGGTCAACCTGTGATGCGGCATTCAGAATAAAACGAAGTTCCTCTATTCCCTTCATGCCCACTTCAGACGAAGCAAGGAAGTCTTCCATGACCTTGAGCTTTTCTTCATTACTTCCGGATAAAGTTATAACAGGCTGCAACTTGGCTATCGCCTCTTCACTTATTCCGTCAGCTCTCAATTCTTCGTTCACCTTGTCGAGACCGATTTTGTCGAGCTTGTCGATAGCCACCGTAATGTCCACTATCTTTTCAGCCTCTCCTACAATCTCGGCAATTCCTGAGAGCAACTTTCGGTTGTTGATTTTTATCTGTACTCTTATTCCGAGACGCTGGAATACGGTATCCATTATCTGCACCAACTCCACCTCGTTGAGCAGCGAATCGCTGCCCACGATGTCAGCATCACATTGATAGAACTCTCTGTAACGGCCTTTCTGCGGACGGTCTGCTCTCCACACAGTCTGAATCTGATAACGCTTGAAAGGCAACTGGATTTCATCTCTGTGCATCACGACAAAGCGTGCAAACGGCACGGTGAGATCATAGCGCAATCCTTTCTCGCAGATTTTTGAAGAGAGTGCAAGCGAATTTCGTTCTGCCAGCTGTTCGTCGCTCACCTTGGTGAGATAGTCTCCGCTGTTGAGCACACGGAAGAGGAGTTTGTCACCCTCCTCGCCATATTTTCCGAGCAACGTCTGCAACGTCTCCATAGCGGGTGTCTCTATCTGCTTAAAGCCGTAGAGGGCGTAAACGGAGCGAATTGTATCAAAAATATAGTTTCGTTTCGCCATCTCCGCTGGAGTGAAGTCGCGCGTGCCCTTTGGTATAGCGGGCTTATTATAAGTTATTGACATACAGTATTTTATTTAATTGTTATTATTGTTTGCTGAAAATTTGCTTTATTCCTTATAGAAGATAGCAGCCACATTATCGAAGGAGAACCAACACCCCGACAAATTAACGCCTTCGTCTTCCGGCTTAAGTACGCCGTCGAGAATGGCCGAGGCCGAAGCGTCCGCATAGTGGAAGCTGGCGGCGAACGTGCCAACGCGGTATTTATAGTCTGGGTAGCTTCCGGACGTTTGCACGGCGTCCCAAACGAAAGACCGCTTACCGGTTTCTACTGTAATGGCGGACGCTTTGCTATCGCGCACGCGTACATATATAGAATAGTCCGAAGTATCGTATTTATATACTCCGTTAATATCCTGTACCTCCGTATCTGACGAACAAGCGCCCAGGCATACCGCCGACAATATGGTTACTATTAACTTTTTCATTTTTGAGTAAGAAGGCTTAATAAGGTATGTATCTGCTTATCCTTTTCGGCCAGAAGACCGCGCACGAAGTCTTCCGAAAGTGTTACGGCCTGCTGGCCTATTACTGTGGCGTTATCACCCATTACCTTATTTGCGCCGGTTATTCCACTACGGTACATATCGCCGGATCCGCGTAGTAGCCAGTCCGCCGAAATCTCAGGGTAAGCCTGGAGGATCCGCAAAAGAGTATCCAGGGTAATAGCCGCACCGTGGCTAAGCTGACGGTTTAGCCGTTTTTGGGTAGGAATGTTACCGCCGGCTAACCCGTTTTCGGTAAATCCCTTTTCCGTCTGTAATTTGTTGATGCGAGCGCGCACCGCTTCTTCCGTGTATTCTGCCATACTTAGACGTTTTAGAGTAAGAAACACCCCAAAAAGGGCGTATTTTTAAACTTTCTACCCGTTTATGGGTAATTTTCCACGAAAAAATTTGGATAATTACCCGAAAACGTCTATCTTTGCACCGTACAAACAAACGAACGAAGTTCAAAGGGCATAGGAAATGCGCCTACCCTTAAGGGCAGGAACTATCCAAATTATCCATATCTATCCGCCACAAAGGTAGGCAATTTTCCTGTGACGCCCAACAAACGAACGAACTATTTTTAAAGTTTAACCCAAAAAAGGTGTAAAATGGAACAAAAAGTAGAAAAGATCACCCGCGAACGACTAAGAGCTATGCAGAACGGGGACGTTTTAACGGTGGAATGCGAAAACGGCTACGACCTGGATAGCCAGAAGAACACCGCCTACGCTATGCAGCGTATGGAGGGCTGCAAGTTTTCTTGCAAGGCTACAGGCTTAACCCTGCAAGTAACGCGCTATGGTACAGAATAAGCCAACGTGCGACCCCGCGGCCAGGTACAGCCAAATCGAGGCGGCGAAGCTGTTAGGCGTAGAACGCCACACGATAAGACGCTGGGAAGATAACGGCTGTATTCGCTTCCAGGTCCGCAAAGCAGGGGCGCGCAAGTTTACAACAGGCCAGCAGATAATCAAGTGCTGGGAACAAACGTATTTATAAAATTATCAATATGAAAAAGGCAATATCTAACTACCGCTACTACGTACTTATCGCTTTAGGCGTAGTTTGCTTCTTCGGCATTTTCGCCGTACCAGACGATAGCCTACCCTTCTTTAGCTGGCTGTGGATCCTGGTAAGTACCAAAATTATAGGCTTCGGTACAGGCTACCTTCTGCACCACCTAATCGAGCACTGGCAAGACCGCGAAGCCATCCCCGAACTGACGGAGTTTATGAATAACTTTTAAAGTAAAAGTATATGGACACAATTAAGATTAACGTAAACGTGCAGATAGGCGTAACTAAGGAGCTTTTCGGCCTTTTGTCCGCCTTCCAGCACAGACCCGCGCCGGCTGTAGCAGCTACACCCGCGGAAAGCAAACCGGGCGAGGCCGCCTCGCCTGCCGAAGTTGAACAGCCAAAACCGGAACCGGAGGCAAAGAAAGAGGAAGCAGCGCCCGCCGCTGACCCAGCGCCAAAGGCTGAGGCCAAGAAGGAAGAAGCGCCCGCAAACAAGGAATACACCGAAGTAGACGTACGCGCCGCTATGGAAAGAACGCGTAAGCGTATCGAAGGCGACGACTACAAGGAGAACACCAACGGCGAGAAGTACAAGAAGTACCACCGCCAGCTAACGGCGAAGTTTAAGAATATCGCCGCGCTTCTGGGAAGCGACAAACCAAGCGCCCTGCCTTCCTCAGAGCTTCGCGAAACCTTCTGCGCACAATGCGATGAACTGGTAATAGGAGAAGACGGAAATATAACCACTAACACACCCTTCTAATATGGCCGGACACGCACTACTTAGCCCTTCCGCTTCCCACCGGTGGCTACACTGCCCAGCAGCGCCACGCCTGGAAGAGGGCATAAAAGACGAAGGAAGCGACTATGCAGCAGAAGGAACCCTGGCGCACGCTTACTGCGCTATGAAACTTAAGAACTTCTTAGGCCTTCCGACTGACGGGGAGAAAGAAGAAATAGCAGCGCTGCAGGAAAAGTACGGTACCGGAGAAATGGCCGAATATACCGACACCTACGCTACTATCGTACTGGAGAAGTACAACGCCGCCAGAGCAGCCACACCGGACGCCCAGCTATTAGTAGAAACCCGCCTGGACTTTTCGGACTATGTACCGGAAGCCTTCGGAACTGCGGACGCTATTATTATCGCGGACGGAACTATGGAAGTTATCGACTTCAAATACGGCAAAGGTGTAAAGGTATCCGCTGTAGAAAATCCGCAAATGATGATCTACGCCCTGGGCGCTTACGCCCGCTTCGCCTTCGAATATCGTATAGACAACCTGCGCGCCACTATCGTACAGCCCCGTATCGACAACTTAAGCGAGTACGAAATTACGGTAGAAGAGCTAACCGCCTGGGCGGCTAACGTACTGACGCCCGCTGCGGAAAAAGCCTACAAAGGCGAAGGACCGCAAACGCCCGGCGCGTGGTGCCAATTCTGCAAGGTTAAGAACCAATGCCGCGCCCTGGCCAGCAAGTGCAAAGAAGTTGTGGCCGTGGATCCTAAGCTGATCACGCCGGAAGAACTGGCTAAAGACGTGCTGCCTATGGTGCCAATAGTGAAGACCTGGATAAGCGGCGTAGAAGACTTCGCCCTGGCGCAAGCGCTTAGCGGCGTACAGCTACCGGGCTGGAAGATAGTAGAGGGCCGAAGCGTCCGGAAGATCACGGACACCGACAGCGTAGCAGCTGTACTTACGAAGAACGGCTACAAGCAAAACGACATCTTTAAGCCAGTCGAAATGCGGACTATTACCGACCTGGAAAAATTGGTAGGTAAAAAGCAGTTTGCCGCTATGTGCGGCGAATGGATCAACAAGCCGCAAGGTAAACCAACCTTAGCCCCGGAAGGCGACAAGCGCAAAGCTATAGACCCTATAGCAGACGACTTCAAAGGCATAAATATAGATTAACGACCTGGCGAACCAGGGAACAATAAACAATAAAAAGCAATGGACAACAAGACAAAAAAAATCGAAGAAGCCGCTAACGCACTTAGCGACGTGGTTAAAGAGGCCGGCGGCTGCCTTATGGTTATCGGCCAGGCGCCCATAGAAGGAGGTACAAAAATTATCGCTATGCTGCACGGCAAGCAGCAGGACATAGTAGAAGCAGGTGCAAGCGTGCTGGTACAGGAAAGCGCCGCGCCCTTCCGTGAGATCTTTAAAAACGCTATGACTATCCGCGAGATCCTGCGCCTTACTGGTAGAGGTAAAGCCGACTTCGAGCAGATCACAGAACGCGACGACGAGAACAACGAAGACAAGTAATAACCCCTTAAACATTTTATAAGATGATTACACCTATTATCAAGAACGAGGGCAAAACCGTTATTATCGGCCCGTGCCGCCTCAGCTACACCCACCTTTTTACCAAGTACAGCAAGGACGGCGACGAAGACAGCGGTAAGTATATGACTAACGTCATTATCCCGAAGAGCGAGAAGGAAACTATTAAGGCGCTGGAAAGCGCTATCGAGGCCGCGAAGAAGGCCGGCGTAGTATCTAAGTGGGACGGTAAGGAGCCTAAAAAGCTGGACCTTCCGCTGCGTGACGGCGACGACCGCGAAGACGGCGACGACGTTTACGCCGACAGCTTCTTTATTAACGCCAAGTGCACCCGCCGCCCTGGCATAGTAGACAAGCACCGCGCGCCGATCGTAGACGAAGACGACGTATATAGCGGTATGTGGGCCGTCGTATCTGTTACCTTCTTCCCTTACAACGTAAGCGGAAATAAGGGCGTGGCCTGTGGCCTTAACAACGTGATGAAGACTAAAGACGACGAACGCCTGGGCGGACGCGCCAGCGCTGAAAGCGACTTTAGCGAAGTCGATATGGAAGACGACGAAGACCTTTAAAGTATTAACCCTGGCGCCCTGTGTGGCATATCCGCGCGGGGCGCCTTCTTAATTTTTAGCTATGCAGGAATTAGGTATAGATATAGAAACGTACAGCAGTAACGACCTTCCGAGCTGCGGCGTATATAAATACGTAGAAGCCGAAGACTTTACTATACTGCTATTCGCGTATAGCGTGGACGGTGGACCCGTTACCTGCTGCGACTTTGCACAGGGCGAAGAACTACCGGAAGAGATACTGGCGGCGCTACGAGATCCGAAGGTAGTAAAGACCGCCTTTAATGCTGCCTTCGAGCGCATTTGCATATCCAAGTACTACGGCTGGCCACTTATGGATCCGGCGCAATGGCGCTGCACAATGGTACGCGCTGCGCGTATGGGCCTTCCCCTATCGCTGGGGCAATGTGGCGAAGTATTGAAGCTGGCCGACGGCAAGATGAAGGAAGGCGCGGCGCTTATCCGTTATTTCAGCTGCCCAATCAGGAAGAAGGACGGCACGATAGTAAGGCACCTGCCAAGCGATGCGCCCGACCGCTGGGAAGTATTCGTTAAATACAATATTCGCGACGTGGAGGTAGAACAGGCCATACTTAAGATAGTACGACGCCTGGAGCCTGCGAACTTCGACGAAGAACTTTACACCGTAGACCAACTAATTAACGACCGCGGCGTTATGATCGACCGCCAGCTGGTGGATAATGCCGCCCGCTTTGACGAAGAATATAAGCAGCACCTTCTGGCCGAAGCCCAGGAACTTAGCGGAATGGATAACCCAAACAGCCCAAGCCAGATAAAGGAATACCTACAGAAGGTAACAGGCCAAGTTTTTCAAAGCCTCAACAAAAAGAGCCTGGACGACATAGAAGACAGCCTTAAATACTGGCCTAAAGCGCGGAAGGTTTTAGCCCTGCGCCGCGAAATGGGCAAGACGTCAAATAAGAAGTACTGCGCTATGCAGCAATGCGTATGCAGCGACGGAAGGATACACGGGCTTTTACAATTCTGCGGGGCCGCCAGGACCGGACGCTGGGCGGGAAGACTGGTACAAGTACAGAACCTGCCGCAAAACCACCTGCAAGACCTGGACTACGCGCGGAACCTGGTAAAGGCCGGAGATCTGGAAGACTTCGAACTGAACTACGGAAACCCTACCCAAGTACTTAGCGAGCTTATCCGTACGGCCTTCATAGCGAAGCCCGGCTGCACCTTCCACGTATGCGACTTTAGCGCGATCGAGGCACGCGTTATCGCCTGGTTAGCCGGGGAAACCTGGGTACTGGACGTATTCCGAAAAGGCGGCGACATATACTGCGCTACGGCTTCGCAAATGTTCGGCGTACCCGTCGAGAAGCACGGAGCCAACGCGGAACTACGACAAAAGGGAAAGATCGCCGTACTGGCCCTGGGCTATGGCGGCGGAGTATCCGCGCTGGAAGCTATGGGCGGTAGCCGTATGGGACTGAGCCAGCAGGAAGAAAAAGACATTATGCTGCGCTGGCGTGAAGCTAACCCGAAGATAGTAAAGCTATGGAAGGTTATAGAACTGGCGGCGATACGCGCCCTACAGACCGGGGAAACAATAAAAATAAACCGAGGTATCGAAGTAGGCCGCCACTGGGGCTGCCTGACTATAAAGCTACCTTCTGGGCGTACTATATGTTACCCGCGTGCCAGCATAGGCGTAGAGAGGAACGACGGCCGGAGAGGCGACCACCCTATTATCGAGTACGAAGGACTTAACCAGATAACTAAGAAATGGGAAAAGATACGAACGTACGGTGGAAAGCTAACGGAGAACGTAGTACAGTCTATCGCCCGCGATATATTGGGTATCGTGATCCTTAGAGCCTACCGCGAAAGCCTTAATATAGTCTTCCATATCCACGACGAAATAATAGTAGAGGCTGAGGCCGACCAGACACTTAAGGACGTGGAAACGCTATTTAGCGAGCCGATAAGCTGGTGCACGGATCTACCGCTTAAGGGCGCCGGATATTCTACGCCTTATTACCTCAAAGACTAACTTATGGTAAAGCGACGTAAAAAGATCTGCCCGAAATGTGGCCGTAAGTTATGGCTTCGCGACTTCTACAAAACAGCTAACGGCTGGGTATCGTCGGCCTGTAAGGAATGTACAAGACAGGAAAAGCGCGACGAGTACGCACGAAACCGGAAAGTACCTAACCGGCTATACCAGGATCCCGTAACGGGTAGGCTTATGGAGCATAAGGACTGTAGCACTAAAATACACTGGTCCCCGTATATGATCGAGAGGCTAACCAACAAATACGCCACTACGAAAAACGAAGACCTGGCTATAGATCTAAACGTAAGCCCGCGTACGGTTATTCGCAAGGCCAGGGAATTAGGCCTGGAAAAGGATAGAGGCTGGATGCAAGCGCACGCCCGGAAGAACTGCCAGACGATGCGCATACTAAACAAGTGCTGCGGTAACAGCGGCCAAATCAAGAAGGGCGAACACAAAAGCCCGAAAACCGAGTTTAAAAAACGAAATTTATAAGTTATGCTTAACAAAAGATTTTTGAAATTTCGCTATACAGCGATCCGCCGATACGGCGAAAAGAAATGGAGCGCCCAGGACGGCGTAGTAGAGTTTAACCCGAACTACACAGTAAGCGTAAGCACCTGCGAAAAGGAAGGCTTTTGCAACGGCGCCCAAAAGGCCTATATAGTAGAGCTGAGCAACGGCACAAAATTTTTAGCCTTCCTTCGTGGCTTCGGCTACGCCCAGGTAGAAACTATCCTTAGCGAGGAAGGAGAGCAGGCCAATATCGAAGCCGACCAGCAGAAGAACGCACAGCTTACAAAAATGCTGCTTCACAAACTGAACTAATAGCCCTAAATTAAAAGACTATGACAGAAGAAAAAGAAATTAAGTTTGCTATCCTCAAAGGTACAAACTTCGACCTGGCTAAGGCCAAAGAGTGCTACACCTTCTTAAGTAATGAGGAACAACTCGACAGAACGGCGAAAGCTAACGGCCTTTATATTATTTACGCTGACGGCCACGCTGAGCCTTACACCGGTGCAAATAGAAAAGATAACGTACGCTATATCGGCGTAGCCTTCGAAGGCAAAAGTTTTGCCGTATCACTGAAAGAAAGCGAAGAAGTAATACTGCTTTCTGAAGATAATCCAGCAGGAGAACGCAAGCGACTAAACCGCGAGTGTGACGCTATCCACGACTTCGACAGCTTCAAAAACACCGCCGCCCTTTGCGAGGATAACCAGAAACTGCGCGAAGTACTGGAAGAGGGCGAAGCTATACCGGCCCTGGGTGTACTTAACATTATCGCCCACCTTCGCGAAGCCCTTAACGAGGCTTTAGACTATGTAGGCGGCGCGACGCTATCCGATACCTGGTACTGGAGTAGTACGGAGTATTACCCGAGCGGCGCCTGGAACGTGAACTTTTCCGGTGGCACCGCGAACACCAACGGCAAGTACAACGGGGGCGCCGTAAGGGCAGTGGCCGCATTTTGATTTAAACCCCGGCCATAAAGGCCGGGGCCGCCCTTCTGGGCGGTAACAAGAGTTAATAACGGGGGGGGGGCGGGCTTTCCGCCTTCCCGAAAAAGCAAAAGGGATATGACGAACAAAGTAACTAAAACCTGTGGTAACTGCCTTCTGTGCATAGCTACTAATATGGGCTGCGAATGTAGCCTAACCGACAACAACGTAGAACCAGACAGCCCCGCCTGTATAGACTATATAAACGATGATCAAGAAAGCGACGAATAAAGAAACGTGGGAAACTATGTATAGTAACTACGTTACCGGCGCCGGCCTTCGTAAGCTATACGACGCCCTGGAAGATGAGGCTACCCCGTACGAATTACATATAAGAAGGTTAACGCCACAGGAACGAAGCGGTGCCTATACGCACCTGGTTATAGTGCTAAGCAACAACCAGGACCACTTCGTTAGACTAATAGAAAATTCAAATAAATAATATCGCAATGGAGCTAAAATATGATTTTATCGTAGACCTGGCCACTGGCCACAGCCGTACGTCTAAAAAATGGCGTAACAGGCACTGGCAATGGTCCGAGCTTCTGGAGCGATGCAGCAAGACACAGCGCACCAACGAAACCGCCGCGGAATACGCCCGTATGAGCCGCGAAGAGCAAAGCAATATTAAGGACGTAGGCGGCTTTGTTGGCGGCTACCTTAGCCAGGGAACCCGCAAGAACGCTAACGTACTATATCGCACAGTAGCCACGCTGGATATAGACTACGGCACGCTAAACGTATGGGAAGACTTTACCTGCGCGTTTAACTTCGCCGCGATGTTATACAGCACACATAAACACAGCGACGAGCACCCGCGCTTCCGTTTGGTTTTCCCACTTAACCGCCAGGTAAAGCCCGCCGAGTATGAGCCGCTTTGCCGTAAGATAGCCGCGGAACTGGGGATAGATCTTTTCGACGACACCACCTACGAGCTTCCGCGCTTATTCTACTGGCCGAGTACCAGCAAGGACGCGCCCTACGTCTTCGAATACCAGGACGGCCCGGCGTGCAATGTAGATAAGATCCTGGGGCAATATGTGGACCCGTACGACGTAAGCAGCTGGCCAATGAGCAGCCGCGAAGGCGATATTATAGCACACGAAATTAAAAAGGCTGGAGATCCGACCGAGAAACCCGGACTTATAGGCGCCTTTTGCCGTGCTTACACTATCGAGGACGTTATTACGCGCTTTCTGGGCGACGTCTACGAGCCTACAGGCACCGAAGGGCGCTATACATATAAGCTGGGTAGCGTAGCGGGCGGCCTGGTTTGCTACGAAGGAAAATACGCGTACAGCCATCACGAAACGGACCCCTGTAGTAAGCAGCTGTGCAACGCCTTCGACTTATGCCGCGTGCATTTATTCGGAATTAAAGACGAAGGTAGCCGCGCCCTGGACGTAACCAGGAAACCGAGCTACCAGGCTATGCAAGAATTTGCAGCCGGGGATCGTAACGTTAAACTGCTTATGGCCAGAGAGCGCCAGCAATCAGTAGCCGACGACTTCGCCGAAGTGGAAATACCGGAAGACTATAGCGACGAATGGAAGGCCGATTTAGACTACACAAAAAGCGGAAAGCTGATAAGCAACATAAATAACATTATTCTTATACTGGAGCACGACCCCGCGCTGGCCGGAAAAATAACGCACGACCTTTTTAGCGGCTTCGACGCCGTGCGCGGCGGCCTGCCCTGGAACCCCAACGCGGAGGAATGGGGCGACCGCGACGACGCTAACCTGCGCGTCTGGTTGGAAAAGAACTACGATATAACGGGTAAGGATAAGATTAACGACGCCCTGGCCGCGATCCTGACGCGCCACAGCTACCACCCGATAAGGGACTACCTTAACGGGCTGAAATGGGACGGCGTGGAACGACTGGACAGGCTTATTATAGACTATCTGGGCGCGCAAGATACCGCCCTAAATAGAGCTATGACACGCAAGCACTTTGTAGCCGCCGTAGCGCGTATCTTTAAGCCTGGTATCAAATACGACCAATGCCTTATTATGACTGGACCGGAGGGCGCCGGAAAGTCTACCCTTCTTAATATTATGGGCGGTAAATGGTTTAACGACAGTATAACCACCACCGAAGGAAAAGAAGGTATGGACCAACTACGCCGAAGCTGGGTAATAGAGTTAGGCGAGCTTAGCAGTATTAAGCGTAGCGATGTCGAGAGCGTCAAAGCCTATCTATCTAAGCAGGTAGATATATATCGCGCGGCGTACGAACGTAGAGCAGCCGCGCACCCGCGCCAGTGCATATTCTGCGGAACGACCAACGAAGCCAACTTTTTGAAAGGCGACACTGGTAACCGCCGCTTTTGGATCATACCTATAGAACCAACGTTAAGGAAATATAAGAACTGGCACGAAGCTATTACGGCGGACAGGAACCAGCTATGGGCTGAGGCCGTCCACTTCTTCCGCGCCGGGGAACCTTTATACCTTAGTGGAGAAATGGAGCAGGAAGCACGGCAGATGCAGGAAGCGTATAACGACGACAACGACGACCCGGTTATTAGTATGCTGTACCGATACCTGGATACGCCGCTACCTTCCGACTGGGGGCTTAAGGATATACGCCAGCGACGCGAATGGCTGCGAGATCCGGGCGGGGATCCTACCCAGCCGAGGGGCGATGAAAAGCGGACGCGAGTATGCGCGGCCGAGTTTATTTGCGAAGTACTGGGTAAGGATCTGGCCGACAAAGAATTTAAGTACCTGGCGCGCCGGATAAGCAAGGCTATAAGCAAGCTACCAAACTGGGAGAAAGTAAGCAGCACAAGGCACGCGGAAAGGCTTTACGGCATACAGCGGGGCTTTAAACGCGTAGACGGCTTCGAGGAAGAAGACCTGTAAACAAATACGGATAATGTAAACGGAAAACCACCGAAACGCGAAAAACGAAAAAGCGCCGACGTGGGGAAACTTGTAAACAGTAAAATTCCGTTTACATATTCCGTTTACTGCTTTGTTTACGCCTAACTGCTTAATAATCAATATATAACTATATATGTAAACGATGTAAACGTAAATATGTATATAAATAGTAGGAGTATGTAATATATAGATATAACCTATTATTACAGGCGAAAAAACGCACATACACGCGTATAGCCTAATATATAGAAAAAAGCATTTCGTTTCGTTTGCACGTTTACCAAACAGAAAATAACGATGAACAGGAACATAAAAAACATAGTAGAACACGCCGACGTAAGCGAAAAAGCCATAGAACGCTATTTGTGCGACGTGGTTAAGAAGCTGGGCGGCGTGTGTCTAAAGTACAGTAACGCCAATATGGTAGGCTATCCGGACCGCGTAGCCTTAATGCCTGGGGGGCTTTGTGTCTGGTTTGAGTTGAAAAGCAAGGGGCGCAAGACGTCCAAAGTACAGGATATACGGATAGACCAACTGGCAAGAATAGGCCACACGGTTTACGTATGCGATAGCAAACAGAGTATTAACAACGTTTTCGAAGATAAAGGCTATGATATATAACCCCTACGAATATCAGCGTACCGCTATGCGGTGGATCCTGGATAACCCACGATGCGGCCTTTTTCTGGATATGGGACTGGGAAAGACGGTAAGCACACTTACGGCCGTGCAGCAGATGATCGACGACTGCGAAGTAAGCCGCGTTTTGGTAGTGGCGCCTAAAAAGGTAGCGGAAACAACCTGGAGCACGGAAGCGGAGAAGTGGGACCACTTGCAAGACCTTAAGGTAGTAAAGGTCCTGGGAACTGAGAAGCAGCGCTGCGCCGCCCTGGCCGAAAAAGCCGACGTTTACGTAACCGGCCGCGATAACTTTGTGTGGTTGGTAGGAAAATATGGCGGCCAGCTTCCCTTCGATGTGTTAGTGATCGACGAGCTTACGAGCTTTAAGAGTAGCAAAAGCGAAAGGTTTAAAGCGATGCGTATAGCGGCGCCTTCCGTTAAGCGAGTTATCGGCCTGACAGGAACGCCGGCACCAAACGGCCTTATAGATTTGTGGGCGCAAATGTACTGTATCGACCAGGGGGAACGCCTGGGAAAATCAGTAAGCAAATACCGGGAAACCTACTTCGAAACGCACAAATGGAATAACATAGTAGTAAGATGCGACGTTAAAAAAGGCTGCGAACAAATAATACGGGATAAGATCGCGGATATTTGCCTGAGTATGCAGGCCAAAGACTACCTACAGCTTCCGAAGATGATAACCCACAAAATCAAAGTGCAGCTATCGGCTAAGACAGCAGCGGCCTATACAAAGTTTGAACGCGACAAGGTTTTGGAGTTTAAGGCAGAGCACGGGGAAGAACCGGCAAACGTTATGGCCAACAGCGCCGCCGGGCTTATGAACAAGCTAAGCCAGTTTGCAAACGGCGCGATTTACGACGATGATAGGCAAGCGCACGAAATACACAGCGAAAAACTGGACCGCCTGGCTGAGATCGTGGAGGCTGCAAACGGTAATAGCGTTTTGGTATTCTACCAGTTTAAGCACGATATAGCACGTATCAAAGCAAAGCTAAAAGGCCTTAACGTAGTAACCTACGAAGGAGAAGGGGACCTAAAGCAGTGGAACGCCGGTAATATAGACGTACTACTGGCCCACCCTGCAAGTACGGCTTTTGGCCTCAATATGCAAGAAGGCGGCCATTACATAGTCTGGTATGGTACCGGCTGGAACCTGGAGCTATACCAACAGGCTAACGCCCGACTACACAGACAGGGGCAAAAGTACCCTGTTACGGTTTATCAGTTACTATGCGCGGACACTGTGGACGAAAGAGCCTGCGCGGCGCTGGAAGGTAAGACAGGCGTACAGCAGTCCTTACTGGATAGCCTTAACTATCTGTTACGCAAATATGAGTAAAAGGCGAAGGGTGAATATATCCGTAGATCCGGATACTTACGAAAGACTACAAAAGCTAAAAGAGCAGCACGGCTTTAAGAACGCCTGCGAATTAGTTGTAGCCTTCGTGCATATACTACTGGATAGGTTAGAAGACCCAGCAGAAAGAAGGTATGACCTTCCAGAGGATGAAGGGGACTATATAATGGGTATGTTTGACGACCTGGGCCACGTCCAGCCCACGCCCGACGGCAACCCGCCAAAGCGTAGGAATAGAAGAAAGATAAAGTAGAAGACTATGGCAAAGGACAAAGACTACCAGAAGCTGATACATACGGGTAAGTGGCTGAGGCTTCGCAAAGATATACTTACACGTTACCCGTTATGCCAGCGCTGCGCCAGTGAAGGAAGGATAACCGCGGCTACAGAAGTGCACCACATAAGGCCAGTAGAAGAGGCGATAACGTACGCGGATAAACGACAGCGTATGTATGACCCTTCCAACCTACAGGCCTTATGCCACGACTGCCACGTTAGGATCCATACAGAGCTGGGGCGATGCGGCAAAGATGCAACGAAGCGACGAAACGAAAAGCAGGTAGCGCAAGTAGTAAAAAAATTTTTCGGCGGCGATGATTAAGCCGGGGGCCTATTTTTGAAAGCGGGGGTAGGCGGTTAAACCTCGCCCCCAGTCTTTTGTCTGCCTGAGTAAATTTTTGAATTTGCGGAACTTTGCCCGAAAACGTCTAAAAATTGAAAATAATGCAAATAAAGTGAAAGATATGAGTAAAAGCGTAGAAGACTACCAAAAAGAGATCGTGCGAGTAATGAAAGCGCACAGAACCTATACTAAGGCGCTGGATATGCAGATACACAGCCTGGCAAGTGCTATGCGTAACCTGGACCTGGCTAACCAGCAGATCGACGGATTAACGGAAGTAACCGTATGGGAAACTACCCGCTACGGCGAAAAGCTGGCACCGCACCCAGTATTCAAGATCGCGAAGGACGCCCAGGATATGATAACGCGACAGATGAAGGCGCTGGGCCTTACGGTTGAAGATCTGGCCGGGGAAGCTGACGAAGACCCGCTAACCGACCTTACGAAGAAGCTAACCAAAAAGCGTAAGGCGCCTAAAATTATAAAGCCGCTGGATGATGCAGAGGTAAAAGACTAATAGCGTATGACAGAAGAAGAAAAAGACAGACTACGCCAGGCGAAGGAAGACGTTACGAACCAGTTAGCGAAAACGAATATAGACCGCTACCGACTTTCGGAAGTGGATAGCCGACTGGATAGCTACGTGCGCGAAGTGGCCAGCAACCCGGACGGGCATAACCTGTACGAGCAGCTGGCCGTAGTGCATTTCTTCACGATGTGCGATAAATACGGGATCAACGTAACAGAAGTACAGCAGTTTTACGACTTCTACGAAAGCCTGTACTTCCCCGGCAAGAAAGGCCAGCAGCGCTACGAGCTTACGCCGGTACAGTGCTTCCAGTTTGCGAGTATCTTTGCCTTCTGGACTAACGGCCGCCGCGTAGTACGCGAAGCCGTGCTATTTGTGCCCCGTAAATTCAGTAAAACGACCAGTACGGCTTCGCTGGCCATATACGACGTACTGTACGGCGATGCAAACGCGGAGTGCTACACGGCCGCCAACAGCGCCGACCAGGCTAAAAAGTGCTTCGACGTGATCCGCGGTTGCTTCCGTAAATTGGACCCGAAAGAACGCCGCTACCTGGTTAATGAACAGACGATAAAGAGCCGCCGCCGTGATCGTAGCGCCTTCGCCCAATGCCTTACGGCTAATGCGAAGACAAAAGACGGCCTTAACGCGTCGGTAGTTATTATGGATGAATTTAGCCAGGCGCCGGATAGCGAGCTGCTAACCGTGCTTACTACTTCTATGGGCGTGCGGGATAACCCGCTAACGGTTATTATTACTACGGCTTCCGACGTCTTCGACGGTCCATTTTATGAGATGCTACAGGGCTATAAGTCTGTATTACTTGGGGAATATGAAGACGACAGCCTTTTTGCTCACATATTCGAGCCAGACCTGGACGACCCAGAAGACGATGAAGGAACCTGGCGAAAGGTGCACCCACATTTAGGCATTACGGTAAACCTGGATTTTTACTACCAGGAATACAATAAGGCGCTACGTAACGGCGCGGAAGCTATGTTGGCCTTCCGTACTAAGCTACTTAATATATTTGCCGAAAATGAGCAGCATAGCTGGATAAGCAGCACCTTAGCGCGCCATATATCAAGACCTATGCCACTGGACGCAATAAAGGGAAGACCGGACGCTATGGTAGCTATAGACCTTTCGGAAAGCGACGACTTTAGCGCCGTTACCGCTGGTATATACAACTACGAAAGCAAAAGTTTTAGCTTCCATACCGCTTACTTTTTCCCGGAAGGCGCCCTACCTGGGCACCCCAACGAAAAGCTATACAGAACCTGGGCGGCAAAAGGCTTCTTAATCCTAACGAAGGGCGACGTTATAGACTACCGTACTATCGTGGACTATGTGCTGAGGCTTAACCAGTGCGTCCGGATCCTGGGAATAGGTTACGACCCCTGGAAGAGCCAGGAAGTAATAAATATGCTGGCCGCCTCAGGCGCCGGCAATGTGATAAAGGGCGTACGCCAAACTTACGGAACCTTTACGGCGCCAGTTGAGAGCTTCGAGCACGGCGCGAAGACGGGCCATATATTTATCAACGATAACCCTATTAACGCCTACTGTTTTGGTAACGCCGTGCTGGATACCGATAAGCTGGAAAACTGCAAACCTATTAAGAGAAAACAAACGCAAAAGATAGACGGCGTAATTACTATGCTGATGTGTCTACGCCTTTTTATCGACTACGAAAGATAAGTTTTTATCGGGCTTAGACGAAAGCGGGTACCAGATACCCGTTTTCGTACGTATAGTAGAAACGCGTTAGATTTTATGGGATTTATACAGCACTTTAAGCGAATGTTTGCCCGCGAAGCCTCAGCAGACCGTAGCAACGACGTAACGGCGCCTTACGTAGGCGGCGCTACTTTGTTGTATCCTTCTGGATCCGGCCCGCTGCACGTAGCTACGGTTTACCGATGCGTGGACTTACTGGCTAATAGCGTGGCTAACCTTCGCCTGCAATATATGCGTAGGAAGGGCGATATTTTTGTAGAAGACACTAACAGCCGCCTGCACTACCTTCTAACGGTGCAGCCGGATACTTACCTGTCCGCTTTCGACTTCTGGAGGCAGGTAGTTACTTATATGCTTTTGAAGGGTAACGCTTATATCGTGCCCGTTTATGATACCCTTACTATGGATATTGCACGCCTGGCGCTGGTGGATCCTCACTGCGTGGCGCACGATACGATCTATAACACCTACAAGGTAACGGACATAAACGCCGGTATAAATGACACTTTCGACGAAGACGAAATTATACATATCAAGAACTACACCCGCGACGGCAAAGTAGGTATATCTACGCTTACTTATGCAGCCACTACGCTATCTATAGCTAATACGGGCAACGCCGAAACGCTTAGCCGCTTCGAGAATGGCGGTAACGTGCGCGGTATCGTATCCAACGATACAAGCGTACGCGGCTTCGGAGAGTACCAGGACGACCAGCTGGAAGTAACGGCTAAGGACCTGGATAGCAGATTTAGAACTGGCCAGCGTATAGTAAGCGTCCCCGGCCAGGTGCAATTCAGCCCGCTTTCGTTGAGTAGTACAGATATGCAGTTTTTGGAAACGCGAAAGTTTACAGTACGCGAAATCTGTAGATTTTTCGGCGTGCACCCTTCCTTCGTTTTTGATGATACGAGCAATAACTATAAAAGCGCGGAAATGGCTAACGTAGCCTTCTTATCCAACACGCTTAACCCGATCCTTCGTAAGATAGAAAACGAATTGCACCGGAAATTGGTAGCGCCCACGCTTTGCTGTAAGCGCCGCTTTGAGTTTGACCGCCGCGACCTATACGCCTGCGACCTGGATAGCAAAGTAAAATATCAGACCAGCACTATAGCGGCGGGCATATATACCGTAAACGAGTGGCGGCAGGCAGAGAACAAAGAACCCGTAAAGGGCGGCGACCTGGTACTGGTAAGCGCGAACCTTAAGAGCATTAAGGAAGTAGGCAGCCCGACAGCTGCGCCAGCGCAAACGGCTAAGCCAGTAGAGGAACCCGGCAATAACGACGACGATAATAACAAGCAAGATGATGAAACAGGAAAAGAATAAAGACGCAATGGTGGCGCGAATGGTGCACACCCCCGCGGAACTTCGCGTACGCGAAGCTGGAGAAGGAGAAGCGCCCAGCCGTACTATTACCGGCTACGCTATCCTGTTTAATACGCAAAGTGCGCCGCTTTGGTCCGATGACGAGGAAGAGGCCCGCGAAGTAATAGCGCCGGAGGCCGTGACGCGTGAACTGCTGGACGGCTGCGACATTAAAATGACTATGTTTCACGATCGCCAGCTTATACTGGCGCGTAGTAAGAACGGTACCGGAACGCTTACCTACAACGTAGACGAACGCGGCGTAGCGTTTAGCTTCGACGCCCCGAATACGGCGGACGGCGATAAAGCCCTGGAGCTTGTACGCCGTGGCGATATATCCGGCTGTAGCTTTGCCTTCCGGACCCACTACTACGACCGGGCGTACGTAGAACGAAACGTAGAACGCAAGGACGGCAAAACGCTTATTACGTACACTGTGCGTAGTATCATAGGTATTTACGACTTTACCCTGGCTTCGGATCCCGCCTACCCGGACACTAACTGCGAGGCCGAACAGCGCGAACTGGTTAGCCAGCTGCGCAAGCCGGAAGACCCCGAAAAGAATAACGAGAAGATGCGCGAGCAAGTGCAGGATATGCGCCGCGCTGCTTCGCGTAAATTATAGATTTGTTTAACCCTTAAAAGTTTCAAGTATGAGTAAGAGAAAGCAAGTAAACGTGCGCCAGCTGGTTAATCAGTACCAGACTAACTGCGAGCGTATTAACGCTATCGCTGACGCGTGCGAGAATGAGCAGCGCGAGCGCACAGAGCAGGAGGAAGCCGAGTACGGCAACCTTCTTCGCGAAAACCAGCTGCTGCAAATGCGTATGCAGGCAGCACTTAACGCCACTAACGAGGCAGAGGCCAGAAGCGTAACTACCCAGCTTCGCGAAGCCCTTAACGAGGCAATGGAGAACGGCAGCCGTAATCCGGTAATGCTCACGCTTACGCGAGAGATCCAGACTACAGCCGCCCTGGAGGGTACAGGTATCGTGCCTGTGAGCGAACAGGAAATGCTGGAGCCGCTTCGCGCTGGCCTTATCTACGGTAAGGTAGGTATTACTATCCGTACCGGTTTGGTAGGTAGCCTTCGCTGGCCTAAGCACGGCAAAGCCGTAGCAAAATTCTTGGGAGAGGCTGAGAAGCTGACTGAGAGCAAGATCGACTGGGATAAGATCACGGTAGCGCCTAAGCGTCTGGGCGTGGCTATCCCTGTAACACGCCAGGAGCTTTTCAACAGCGAAGGCGTAGTGGAAAGCGTTATTAAAGCCGAAATGCCACAGGCTATTATCGACAAGGTTAATGACGCGCTGTTTACTACCGACAAAGCAGGCCGCGTAGTTTACGGACCTTTTGCCACAGCTGGCGAGGACGGCGGCTGCGCTAAGGTTGAGTTTGCCGCCGCTATCCCTACACGTAAGGAACTGCTTAAGATGAAGGCCGCCGTAGCTAAGGCAGGTATCGAAACGTCTACCTGCTGCTTCGTAATGACCGAAACAATGAAGGCAGAATTAGAGGACGTTCCCGTAGATGCAGGTAGCGGCCGCTTCCTTTGCGAAAATGATCGTATCCTGGGCTTCCCCGTCTTCACTACTGACGTTATCGGCGAAGGTAAGGTAGGCTTCGGCGACTGGGGCTACCAGGCAGCCGGCTTCTTCGGCGCTATGAACTTTATCGTAGATCCATACAGCCTCAGCCTGGAAGACTCTACCCGCTTCGTGCTTAATACTGATTTTGCTACCCTGACACTTCGCCCAGAAGCCTTTATTTTGGGCGTGGCTAAGGGTAATGTATAATTTTGCCGGAAGGCGTAACATTATAGCAACGATTTAACTATGGCCGTAAATTTAGAACTTCTTAAAAAGCACGTCCGCGCCGATGATTTTAGCGACGACGACGAATACCTACAGCACCTACTGGACGCCGCGGAGGCCTACGTATGCACCAGCACGAAAAGAACCGACGAGGAACTGCAAGAGTTGGGCGGCGGAGAATGGCCGAAGCCACTACAGCAGGCGGTACTACTGGCCGCCGGGCACTGGTATAACCAGCGCGAAGCCGTAAGCGGCGTGCAAATGGCGGAAGTACCCTATACCCTTACGGCTTTAGTTAAACCGTATAGAAAGTTAGCAAGATGATAGCCGGAAAGATGAAGTATAAAATACAGATCCTGGAACCGCACAGTACGGAAGACCGTATGGGCGCCAAAAAGGTAGAGTACCAGGAAACGCGAACCGTACACGCGGAACGCGTAGCAGCGTCCGGCGGCCGTAGCGAAGAAGTGGGCGAACACTTCGCCGACTATAGCGTACAGTTTAATATCCGCGATGCGCACCCCGTTAGCGAGAACTGGCGAGTAAAGCAGCTGGGCGGGCACCTGTACACAGTTACGGCTATTATCCCCAATGCCGACCGAGGCTATAAGACGCTGATCTGCGAAAGAGTGAACGAGTAATGGCGACAACGGTAGAGTATAACGACGGTAATTTGCAGCGGCTATTCGCTGAGCTGGAGCCAAAACGTAGGACCCAGGCGTTAAAGGGAGGCTTCCGTAAGGCAGCCAACAACGTACGCAAAAAAGCGGTAGCAAACCTACGCGGGAAGGAAATCCGTACCGACAAAGACCTGGAGAAGGGCATACGCGCCGTAGTTTTCAAGCGTAAGGCCGGCTTCCGCGTAACGATCGGAACCAAGAAAGCCGGAAAGAACGGTAAAGGCGAACGCGGTATGCACACCAACCGCCAGGGCTTAAAGAAGCCTATACTTATCTGGGCGGAAATGGGTACAAAGCAGCGCGAAACTAAAAACGGCGGCGGAAGACGCGCGGCCCGATATAGAGCAGCGCACAGTACCGGAAGTATGCCCCGTTACGGCTTTATGGAAGACACCCGGAACCAGGTACGCGATACCGTAACCGAAGATATGCGTAAACAAGTAACAGAAAACGTACAAAGAGTAGCAAAGAAATATGGCTGTAAGTAAATCGAGCTTAAGCGCCGGCGAGATCATACGCGCCGTGCTTACTTCGGATCCAGAAGTAACCGCCCGCGCTAAGAAGGTGTACCCCGTGGTAGAAGATACAGCGGAACTTCCCTACGTAGTCTACCGCCGCACCCAATTAGAGCAGGGACAGGTAAAGGGAAGGCGTGGCAATGATAACGTAACTATCGAGGTACTTTGCTATACCAAAGGCTATACGGAAGGCGTAGAACTGGCCGAAGCTGTGCGCGACGCCCTGGACAACAAGACAGCGGAAAGCGACGGCCTGGTAATGCGTAGCTGCTACCTGACGGACAGCGAAGAAGCCTGGCAAGATGATGCGTATTTACAAGTTTTAGTGTTTAACGTCAAAATGTAGTATTATGGCAAAAAGTGGATATTGTAACGGTAGCGACCTTCTGCTTTATGTAGACGGTAAGGCCGTGGGTAGCTGTACCAGTCACACAGCGACCTTTAACAGCGAAACGAAGGAGCGCGCGGTAAAGCCTGTAGCTTCCGCGGCTTTGTCTTCTGGTAAATGGAAGAAGAAGGGCGTAGTAGGTTTATCCTATTCAATTAGCGCCGAAGGTTTACGTTTCTATGATGAAACGGAATGTGGATTTAAGCACCTTTTCAAGTTGTGGAAAGAGGGCAAGAGCGTAGAAGTAAAATGTATGGAGCGCGCCGAGGCTGAAAAGCCATATCTGGTGGGCGCGTGTGTTATTACTTCTTTGGAGGAGAGCGCCCCGGCACAGGACGACGCTACCTATAGCGCGAGCTTTGAGAACGACGGCGAGCCTACCACGCTGGACGAGGAAGCAATTACCGAAAACACAGTAGGAGGCTAAGCGTATGATCGAAGTAAAGATTAACGGTAAATCGTATCCGTGCCGCCCTACTATGGGGGCTATGCTTCGTTTCAAGAAGGAAACGGGCAAGGAAGTAACAGAGATTAACAACGGTAATTTTTCGGATCTGTGCGCTTACCTTTACTGCTGCGTGGCTTCCGCCTGTGCGGCCGATAAGGTGCCCTTCGATTTTACGCTAATGGACTTCGCCGACAATCTTAGCCCGGACGAAATGACCGCCTGGGCTAACCAGATGCGAGCCGAAAGCGAGCCGGCAGCTGAAAGCGACGAAGAAAAAAAAAGATAGAGCCGAAAGGTATATATGAAATATTAGGTATCGCGCTGGGCTGTATAAGACTAACTTATGACGACTTCTGCAAACTGGAATATAAAGAATTTGCGGCCGTCTGGAAGGCTTATGCAGAACAGCGCGATACTGATTTTAAGGACCGCTGGCAGCGTATGCGCATACTGGCCACCTTATCAATACAGCCGCATTTAAGCAAGCGGCACAAGATAACGCCCGAAAAGCTGCTACCCTTCCCCTGGGATAAGCCTACACAGAGGAAAAGCGCATCGGAGATCACGGCAGAGGAGCAGCGCGAGCGTATGCGAAAATTAGTAGAAAAGTTAGGCGATGAATTAGTATAGCTATGGCAGGTAACACTATAAGTATAACCTTCAAGCTGGAAGGCGATAACAATTCCTTCAAGGATCTGACGAAGGACGCCGAAGGCTTAAAGAAGGCAATGGCCGGAGTAATAACAGAGGGCCAACAGCTAAAGGGCAACGTTATTAACTTCGCTGCGCTGGCTACCGGTATAGATGCAGCCCAGCGTAGCTTCGGACAGCTGCAAGGCGCTATGCAGGAATTAGCAGACGCCTACGCGGTGCAGGAAACAGCAGAAAGAAAACTGGAAACCGTTATGCGGCAACGTATGGGGGCTTCCGAAGACGATATACAATCTATTAAGGATTTGGCCAGCGCCCAGCAGGAAATCGGCGTAATAGGCGACGAAGTGCAGCTAAGCGGCGCCCAGCAGGTAGCTACCTTCCTTAAAGAGCGTGACAGCCTGGCAGCCCTTATGCCGGCTATGAATAATTTGTTAGCCCAGCAGAAGGGACTAACCGCTACAACTGGCGACGCCGTGCAGATAGGTAACTTAATGGGTAAAGCGATGATGGGCCAAGTAGACGCCCTTAAGCGCGTCGGCATTACATTTACCGAAGCGGAAGGTAACGTAATGAAATACGGAACCGAGCAGGAACGCGCGGCGATGTTGGCCCAAATCATTACTAACAACGTCGGCGAAATGAACGCCGAATTAGCCAATACCGAAAGCGGAAAGCAGCAGCAGTTAGTTAATACGCTGGGAGATATGAAGGAAGAATTAGGCGCCCTGGTAAACGGCGCCCTTCCCTTCGTGACTATAGCCGCCGAGAGTACGCAAGCCCTGGCAAGTATTACGACCCTTATAACTGGCGTAAAGGCGCTTAGTACTACTATATACGCCAGCGCTAAGGCCTTCGCGGTATCTACGGCCGCCTTCATTAAAAACAAAGCAGCCACACTGGCGACCGCCGCGGCGCAAGGCGTAGTAAAGGCTGCTACCCTGGCGTGGACTGGAGTACAGAAGGTACTTAACATAGTACTTACCGCGAACCCTATAGGCCTGGTAATAGCCGCTATCGGCGCCCTGGTAACAGCGGTAATATACGCGTACAATAACTGTGAGGGCTTCCGTAAGATCGTAAATAAAGTATGGGAAGCTATAAAGCCGCTGGCTACGGCTATTATGAATGGCTTAGCTAAAGCCTTCGAAT